CCTGAGCAATCTTCATCAACTTAACCTTTGCGGAAGCCGAGATGCTCTTATCTCTTAGCTTGGCTGCAACGGTCTTGTTCTCTTCGATTGCGGTTTCAACTTCTGCTTCTAGAGCCTGAACTTCTCTTCCAAGATCAGCAGCATCAGCAGGTAGTAAGTCGATCAATTTGCTTTCTGCGCCTTCTAGTTCGGCTTTCTTTGCTTCTAATTCTTCAACAGTTACATCTGCACGAGTAGCGTCTTCGCCAGCGGCATCTTCAACGGTTAGAGTTAGATCGTCATTTGCCATAGCTGCTGGAGCTGCTGGAGCTGCTGGAGCTGCTGGAGCTGCCAAGTCGGCCTTGCGAACAAAACTCTTGTCTCCGGTCATTAGATAAGCAACATTCGAGAAACCTTCTTCACGAATTCTGCTCATGACTTCTTTGATATAATCTTCGCCCTTTGTGGCATAAGCCAATTCTTCGTTTAAGTCTTTGCCCCATAGTTGCTCTAGAGTAGCGGTAAGAACTTTTTCTTTCTTTCCGGTTTTCTTGTCGGTTGCAAAAATGCTCCAGTAAGAATTCTTAGGAGAAGAAGCTACAGTGAACTTGCCAGAAAGCTTTGCGTTAGCAACTTTGGCATCCATAGGAATTCTCTGCATTTCCTGCTTAAGCTTGAATTCAGAACCCTGAGGACCCATGACTTTCTTGGTCTCTGCAGCGGCGCCTTCAAACCACTTCTGTTCCCATGGGCGTGTGTCTTGTCCACCTGGAGCAGTTGTTTCCATGGGCTTCTTGTTGTAGCCCATTTCTTTTGGATAACCCAATTTGTTTGGATCGTTAGAAGTGACTTCGCCATCTACTGAAGGTTGGTCGGCTCCTTGAAACCACGCACGTCTTGTATTCTTTGCCATTTTCTTTCTCCTTTTAGTTGATTGATTTGTGTGATTTTAAAACTATTTTGTAAATAGACGATATTCGTTTCTATGCATAGTAATAAAATAATATAAGATTTTTGCGTTTTTTGTCAATTTTATCTATATTTTTCAATGATTGGACATATAATTCTGTCTAATTATTACTCCGGAACCTCATCTAGATCGACTCCAACCGTTCCTGACAAATCTTCCTTGGGTTTTGACGCCATAGGATTACCCTCTAAAATCATTTGTATCTTACGTTTCCTATCTCTTTCACTCTTGACCCCAGCTGCCAATAACTGTTCATCTAATTTTCTGATGAGAGCATCTCTCTCTGCGCTCTTTGATTTATATTCTTTCAAAATTTTCTTTTTCTCTCCGAATCCTGTGCCTTTAAATAGACTTGATTGTTCTCTTTCCTGTTGAGTTTGCATTTTTCTAAGTTCATCAAACTTCTTTGACATTGTTTTGTGTAAATCTTTTGGCATGGACGTGATTGCGTCTTCTGGAAAAAGATCATAGTATCTTGAAGCATCTCTCAAATTGGTCGAAGCCAAAATCTTATCTACTACATTTTGATACTTATAGCCATCTGCTTTTTCATCTTCTTCTATTTCTTCACCGTCAACTGAATCGTCCGCTTTGGTTTCTCCATCAAAATTTGCAAACCCTTTTGGAGCATTTATTCCTTTGGTTTCGGAGAAAGCCAAAGCATAATCATAATACTTCGTTAATGCTGTTAAAGCTTTATTCATTTTATTAATATCTGTTATTTCTTCGATAGAATCAATGGCACTTTCTTTATTCTTTTCTTGATTCTGCCATGCGTATTCTCTCTGCTCTTCCACTGTTCTTTTTTTAGCGACGTCGTAAAATTGTTTCTGTTGCATTGATTTTTTGAGATCATAAATTTTATCTAATAGATCTATAAGTTTTCCGCCAGTAAGATTTAAATCTTTTTTAGATCCTGCCGTGTCTCCTCCGGTGAACATATCTATGATTTCATATGGAGTAGCTCCGTACTTGCTATCTAGCATTTGAAATTTTCTGTCAGTTCCAGGTGGAGTTTCTTCACCATCGTCAGATTCTTCGTCTTCTTCTATTTCAGCAGCGGCCGTCTTAACTAATTTATATTTCATATAAGCTCTTTGTAATTCAGTCTTATATGCAATTTCATCTTTGCTGCTATTCTCTGTTACTTCGTGAGTTTTTCCAAGAGCGCCTGATGGACCATCTTTAGCGGATCCCGAGTAAGCCTTAAATTCGGCATCTCTCACGTCACCAACGCCGGGAACCTCTAAATTCTTATTTGGATAGATAGCCTTATCTGATTCCTTTGAATCTTTATATCTATCGTCGATATACTCACTCATGTTTGGATCGTCATTCTGATTCTGAAGATATCCGGTCTTTACGCTGGAATTCAAGCCGGCTACTACTAATTCGGTGGAGTCTATGTTCTTGCCAAGCAATTCTTTGATGGCATTGATTATTTGTCCGATGCCCTGAGATGAGAAAGCGTCCAAAACATCAGAGTCAAAACTTACCTGCCATTCTTTTTTATCCGCAGAGACAGCTCTCCAGTCGTAGCTTTTATTTTCAATAGTTACGGCTCCCTTGGCAGAGAAGTCCTTGGATGGTTTTCTGATCGTTAATTCTTTTGTATCAATTTTTATTCTCTGCATAGCTGTGGTTTCCTTTACATGAGTTTTGTTGGATTTTCTTGGATCAAAGGCGCACTCCGTATCACGGCATTCGGCAGCTGCGACAGCGGATTTGAGTGCTTCAACGGAATCCGAATCTTTGTAAACACGAGACTTTAATCCCATTCTTGCCAATTCAATTATTTCTTTTTCTGTTTCTGATTTTGCAAAATTAAATATTTCATTATTTAAGATAGAATTTTCCTGCATTCCTTCTGCTATAGCAGATCCCAATGCATCATCTTTGTTGTCTACGACAGCTTTTCTCAAAGAAGCTAATCTCTCAAGGACATTGGCTTCTTTAAAGGCAGGCACTGATACCCAGGATAATTCAATAAATTCCAAATCATGGTTAACTTCATGAACAGGCCAAGCTCCATTCTTATGAGCTTCATTGTTTGTTAACCAGCCGATCTTCATACCTTTGTAATTTCTAACGTGATCGCAATATTCGTTTTCAGTTCTAGCTGCATGTTTACAAACTGAACAATTGGAATATCCAACTCTAGTTCCCATGGAGACGGAATTTACTACTCCGGTTTCGATATCACGAGCTAATTGTGGATGCGATTTTCTGTCTACGGCGATTAGGCATTCCACACTCTCGTCATCATTGTTCATGAATGCATCAACAACTAAACCTCTAATCTTTGTTATGTCGTCGGAATGGTGATCAATAAAGTTTCCTTTGCCGATGAATGTTTTATATGAAGCTTGTAATTCTGCCAAGGGAAATCCATCGCCATTGCCATTCGGTCCCCATTTCTCCATGCTTCCTATTGCTCTGGTTCGGATGTAAGCAAAATCATCCGACTTCAGAAGCTTGCCTTTGGCGATTCTGATGGTTTCTCTGAATTGAGCCACGGCTATTCTAGATTGTTCACTAGAAGTTTCAACACGCATCTCATTCGGATTGGAGAAAACATCTATAATGTCTAAATTAGTTTTGGCGATTCTTAGCATTGACATATGAGGGACCTCTTTGTGAAATTAATAGATTTAATGTATTAAAATTATATAAAATATTTATTACTTTATGACATTTAATCTGTCTAATCTGACGGATCGTTTAGTTAATCTCTGTTCCGTAGATAAATTAGCTTTTCCGGTAGGTTTGGGAATCGTTGGAGACATTTTGCTTCCCTTTGACGATTCGGTTGCCGGAATTGCCTGAGCTGGAGCTTCTTCAGGAGCGATGTTCTCTGGTAATTCTAGCATTTCATCTTCATCTTTTTCGACTTCAGCTGGATTTTCTAATTCATCAACTTTTCTTTCTGCCTTATCTTCTTCTTTGCTATCTTTATAATTTTCAAACGCAGAACTTAACTCATCCAAGGGAACCAGTAGTTCGTCTTTCTTTTCTTCTGGAATCCCACCCTCGAAGTATTGGTCAGACTGCAACATCTCTAGCTGTTTTTCCAAGTTTTCCTGACTATCGTATCCGCCTAATTCAATTAAACCTTCGCCTTCAGCGGAATCTTTTCCAAATAGAGTTCCCTGTAGAGCCAGTAATTCTTCAGGAGTCTTATAACGTATATAATGAGATTTGTCTAATGCATCCTGCAGATCAAGGCCTTGTTCCTCGGCCAACATAGTTCCATAATCTTCATTCATTACTACCGTGAAATTATCCCAGTTTAATGTATCTACTTTTTCTTTATCTGGAGAGTCCATGATATCCGATATCTGGTCGGAGCCGTCCTCTGTGTCCAGCATAGCCTCGTCGCCCATTGCATTTGGATCTTGTTCTTGCAGAGGGGCCATGTCTTCCGGGGTTTCTCCGTTGAGTGACTCTTCATCCGCTCCCATTTGTGCAATTCGAAGTAAGAAATCGTCTTGAATCTCTTTTTCTGAACTATCAAAGTTTGGTAGGTTATTAATTTCCATTTTTATTCTCCTGCTGTTTTGGCTTTAGAATATTTTTCTCTCCGCAAGATGAACACTGTACCGACCCTTCGCTGCAGAATCTAAGATCCAAAGGATTTTTACATTTATCGCAAACAGTATTTTCATAAATACCATTGCAAACATCTTTCTCGAAAAAACTAAATTTTTTTATCATCATGATGTTAATTCCTTCCTGTGCTTTGTGAAAAAGTTGAAGTTGGTCTTGGATCTCCCATGTGATATTCAGACTTGTTTCCATAGCTATCTAAATTTAATAGACCCGGTTGTCTAGATCCTGGGAATTCTCCAACCTCGAAGTGAGAGTCCGAAAAACGAGTGTTACAGTCTCCGCAAATAAATCCATCGCCATGCTTTTTGATATTCTTAGAATTGCATTTGGTGCAAAATTTAGAATCAGATCCTCTATCGTATAATCTGCTTTGTTGAGATGAGGATGGTACATCTGGATTGGAAGGGAAAGGAACATTGGCCGAAGCAGCATCTCCCTGAGGATACGATACTTTGGTTAATCTTGCGGTCAATGTTCTGTATATTTTTTCCGTGTAGTTCATATTATGCTGGAGGAGCTTCCCCGCCCGGCGCTCCGCCTGCCTCTCCGCCGCCTAAATCGGCTAATCCAGGTATCTCTTCTCCGCCACCACCCATCATATCTCCGCCACCGCCACCGCCACCGCCACCTAAGTCGCCGCCCATATCTCCGCCGCCTTCTTCGCCTTCTCCGGCTTTACCTTTTGCCATATCTTCGTCTTTCTTCTGTTTCTCAACGGATTGTTCTTTGCTTTCTTGAGTTACGTTGATGCCCTCTGGTCCCAGGTATGGTTGCTCTAACTTGTATGCAATTTCTTTCATATCATTAATTTCTTCTTTGATATGACCCATTTCTTCTTCGTAGTTTAGGTCAAGCGACTTGTACATGGAATGCAACGAGACCTTGTTGTCTCTCAATAAACCTTCCAATGACTGTTGATATTCTCTGTTATTCTTAAGATTAATCTTGTCCCAAGCGACCTTAGGAATAATTAACTCTTGCTGTCTTCCATGAACTCTATAGAATCCTTGTAGTTTGGCCACTGGTCTAAAGATCTTCCATTCTAGCCACTTCTCTATAAGAGTTCTAAATGAAACATATCTTTGTTGTAATACTTCTAAAGCTACCGAAGCATTGGAATATGTTGGACCTTCCGAATGAGTAAACGCCTTTGAAATATGCAATCCAGTTAGCACTCTATCTTCAATCCTATCCATTTCGCCTTCCAATGGAAGAATGGTTCCAGTTGCACCGACATACTGAACTTCTAAGCCAGGATGAGTGACTAAGGTAAAGTTTGGATCGTAAGTAGCCTGCTCCAACATGTTTCTAAAAGCTACCAAGTCGTCAGCGGTCGGTCTATAAGTTCCGTCTGCAGTTCCGACTTTAAATATTTTAAGAGGGGTGACGTGGTTGTCCGCTATGGAGAATTGAGCCTCTCGATATTTATCTCGCAGCATTAAATCTTTGAATACGCAAGTTAGTTGAGTTGTTCCACGAACATCATATGGGGCATTTTTCCTGGCAAGATGAGATACCAATCTTGGATGTAAAGGAATATTTTTGCCAGCATATATATATGATAGCACATCATCAGGGATCTGTTCTCTTAGGGCAATGTCATCTGGATTTGTTGAGGTGATTAATCTCTTTAAGTCTTCATCCGGCATTAAAGAAATCACTGGCTCTGTCAATATGTTTGACTTTACATCTATAAAATCAGGATTTTGAATTATTATTCTATCCCATTGTCCTGTATTTTCATTTAATTCTGAGTATGGGAATACTTCGCCAATTATGTTGAACTCTCTGCCGATGTCGTATATCATAGAAGAGAAATTTAATCTCTGTAACATTTCATTAAAGAATTTGGTTATTTCAGGTACATCACACTTTACACCGAAAGCTCCAAGTGGATAAGTGGAATGTAACTCTATGGCGTTTTTAACCCAGGGATCTGTAGTGTAGTAATGTCTAGCCCAAGCATTTATTTCTCTACGATCTCTTGGCAACATTAAGTTTGATTCTTCGTAGAATGGAGAGAACGGCTTTGGAGCCATTCTTACCACTGAAGCACCAGTAGAATTAGCCAGTTTGACTTGACCTCCGCCTACACTGCTCTTAGTGAATGACGATCTTTTTATTATTTGACCCGAAGTCGAGTCTCTGGATATCTTGTTAAACATCGTTTCTCCAAAAAATTAAAGGTTTTTTAATATTTGATCTGATTTAAAATTACTCTTTAGCGTCCTAAGACCTTCGACGCCGTAAGAAGATACTATTGCCGGCTCCATAGATGCGATTCTTATTTTAAGCTGATTTATATTGTATTCCGTATTAAAGCCCTGACTGGCTAATTTATACTCGGCAAAATCCTTAAAGTAATTTAAATAATAATCTACATTTTCACGGATTGGCTTTGATACTCGTATGCTGGATGCGATTAAATAATCATCAAAAGCCCTTACGTTGTCCTCGTTTAATCTGGAAGATATCTTGTTATAATCTCCGACGGACATGTTGTCTTTTATATGTAGATTGTTTATTAAATTTATAGCCTCTTCTACGCTGGCGTCATCTAAATATTTTATTGAAGAAGCTTCTATGTAGTTTGAAATAAAATCTGTATCCTTAGAAATGATCTTGGCTATATTTTCTGCACTTTCATCCTTTAGATATGCGTATCGTCCACCACAAAAAGTATCAATATCAGCCTGTACGATGTTCTGTTTGTTTTTTCCGGATGCAAATAGAACGGTAGTGCCTACATTCCTAGTAGTATTTTTATCCTTCTTCTTTTTCTTATTTACCACTACTTCAAAATTCTTAGAGTCAGGCCTATTTTTGTCTGTTTCCGTATAAGTTTCGTCCATAGGTAGATTTGCGGAATCTATATTATCTGGGTTGGATGGGTCCGTAATAGAATTAACAAATTCCTGTTGAGTCGCAAATTCGCCAAACGACTCAATAAAGCCCTCGATCCAATCCGGAAGTTTTCTTTTTTCCATATTATCTCCTATAATCGTTACGGGTCATTGGATTGACAGGCTTTTGTTGCCCTGCCATTTTTCTTAGGTTAGAAAACATATTTCCTGCTGCCGATCCGCTACCGCCCAATTTTCCGCTGAAGTTTGCTCCAACCGGTGCCGGCATTCCCGTTCCAACCTTTGCAGGTATAGAATGCAAACCAAAGCCAGACTGACCCAAATGAGTAATCGACGCTAGATAAGCATAATTTAAACTATGAAAGGCGTCGTTGGGCTGGGCGTTATCTAATTTATCGTATTTTCTTCTTACGTTACCAGCATTTATTCGTATGTCCACGGCAGTATTGCATATCTGTTTTATGAACCAATCGCACTTTTCTGGATGTCTCCATGGAACATGTAATCTTCCGCTAGTGATAATATCTACTAATTCTTCTAGGAAGCTATCTCTATCTACGCTCAACATCCAGGTATCTTTGTTGTAGGAGATTCTATTTTTAACGTTTATGTTATAAAAACAAGATTTAGCTCTGTCTTTAAATATCTTTTGAAGCTCTTGGACTTGCATACCACCAAATCCTAAGTCAGCTACGATGGAAATACAATTGTATTGACCGGCTAGATTCTCTATCCTTTTTACCTGTTTGGCCATATCGGCCATGAGCAATCTTTCTGTGTATACTACGTTGTAATCATTGCCAACTTTTTCAATAATCGTCACAACTGTATAGGCTCCACGATCTTTCTCATCGCTTCTGCTACCCCAGTCTATGCCCATGTATGTTACTTTGGGAGGTAAAGCGTTAATAGGAAAATCTTGAGCCATATACGGTTCGCAACATTTCGCAACCACGGCACCATATTCAAGTGGGACTCCAGCTCCGGTGTAGAATTCGCCCAACACCTCGTTTTTAAATCTTGCCTCGGAATATTCCGCCTTACTTTTATTGATAGATTCTCTTGTTATGATTGGAGATAAAAGCTGTGAGATATGAAATCCAACTCGTATAGATGTTTTGGAGTCCTTAGTTGGTATCCATTTGCCTCCACGGACAGATAATCTTTTGTCTTGAAGTTCTTTACATTTAGGACATTCCACTGTAAATTTATATTTATAATTATCTAATGTAATTTGGAAAAAATGAGAACACTTGACGCATTTTAAATGATAATATCTTTGATCTGAATTTTCCCAAAGTTCTTCGAACTTGGCTCCGGCTAATTTTGGAGTTCCGAAAGAAAATTCTATTTTATATTTGGATGCATGCAAGTTAGCGTCTGTATTTGCAATAGCCGATGCAGACCAATCCTGAAACTCATCTCGGCACAATAAGTCGGCTGGAATACCACGAAGAGCATCGGCGTCTCCCCAGGCCGAATACATGTAATAACGACTGTCGTTTTTAAACTCTACGTTAGATACAGTATCTGAGGCATTTGGATGGTTAGCCTTTAAATCCTTTAATTTACCGTCACGGCTATCTCTAACTGCGACTTGCAATCTATCTCTAGAGTAACGTGAAACCTGTTCTTTTCTTGGAAATGCGTGAAGTACTGTAAAGTGACTGTAATTTTTTAAATAGTAAAGAGCTATGTTAAGAGCGGCCTCGGTCATCTCGACCTGACGACCCTTTACTACAACTACGCTCTTTCCGTCTTGAATAGCTCCAATGCAACAATATCTATATAAATCGACCAAATACTCTCTGCCAGAGCCCATTATTTTAAAGTCTTCACCTTTAATTGTTCTGTGAGATTCTATAAAATAGACAGGATCTATATTTAAAACATCTTCGAAAATATTAATTGCTGTACTAGGCATTATATTTTGGCCCTTTAAACTCAAATCCCACCATACTGAGATGGCATGGTGGGATCAGGTATATCATCATTATAACAAATATTTTAATTTTAATTTTAATCCGCCCAGCCTGTTTCTTGACCATCATTTTTTTTCTTCCAGGCTGTTGCACAGGCAATACTTTTTGCATCCTCTGCGGCTTTACCTTTAGATCTGTATTCTTTTGCTAATTCCTCTACGGTTTTAGACCATCCAGGAGGGGAGCTAGCTATTTTATTCATTTTATTATATATTTTAGACGTGTAGTCCATTATTTTCCGCCGATTGCCTTAAGTCTTTCTAATCTCTTAGCTCTCTGTAGCTCTTTTTTCTCGGCCAATTCTGTACCGGATGGTCCCATGACCTTTTTGGTTTGGTCGGCTGCACCTTCGAACCACTTCTGTTCCCAATTGCGTGAATCTCCGCCGACTGGAACTTCCATTGGTTTCTTAGTGTATTCCATTTCTTTTGGATATCCTAGAGTCTTTGGATCATTCGATGTAACCGGACCTTCTACGGTAGGAGCATCTGCGCCCTGGAACCAAGCCTGAACCTTCTTGATGTAAGAAGAAGCTTCCTTGTGGGTGGCATATTTTCTCTTCATAGGTAAGACCTGCCCAGCCTTGACTGCACGCAAGATTTCAACTTTATCGAAAGATGCTTCTTTCTTATCTTCTTTCTTGTCAGTCTTTTTCATGTCTTTCTTCTCCATGTCTTCACTCTTGGAATCTTTTTCGTCCTTAGGTTCCTTGCCATCTTTTTCGGCCTTCTGTTTGTCTAGGTATGCTCTAAATCCTGGATTCATACCTTTGGCGATTTTAATGGCATCCTTAGAAGAACCTGCTGCGGCCATTGGAGCGCCAACTGATTCAGGTCCGCCCATGGTAGGAGCCATCTCGTTTGACTCCATCTTCACTGCGCCACAAGCGTCACAGGCGGAGGAAGTCACATCTAGTTCATCCTTCTTCATTACTGCAGCGCCACAAGCATCACAGGTTTCATCGGATACTTTTTCCAACTCTGGTCCTGCTGATTCAACATTTCCGGGAATTAGTGAATCTTTGTTAGCCATAGCTTCGTCCATGGCTCCTTGATTGCTTGAATCTAAAGTGTGAGTCCCGGTCAACGGTCCACCTTCGGCCTGCTTGAACATAGCAAAGGCAACCTTCTTGACGTCATTGGCTTCTTTTACCGTCAATCCGGTTCTAATTCTCAAGTCTTCGATTGCGGCCGTTAAGTTTGGTTGAAAATCCTCAGCGACAGCTTCTAATACATCTTCGGCGTAAGCCTCAGTGAGACTCTTTGCCAATTTGACGTCACTGGTGAAATCATTTATCCACGATTGACGTTTCCAGTTTTCCTGATTTTGACTTTGAAATTTATACATTTTTATTCTCCTTGTTTTGGTTTAATATATTTATTTTTAATAAATTGAATACCGTTCTAGAACTAATTCCGTATGATTTAGCCAAACTTATTTTCGAGTATAAATTAGTAGCAAATTTCTCCTGCATATCCAATATTTGTTCCTTACTTAATTTATATTTCCCTTTTTTTAATTCTGACATCTTTTTCTTAGTTTCTTCTGAAAATGTATGGCCAATTAAAGTCTTAGATATTTTCTGTCTTGTGTCTAATGTCATGTGGGTTCCGGTTCTGGAAATGGACATTTTTTTCTTCGTTTCATTACTTAATGTTCGCCCTTTTCTAGAAAGAGACATCTTAATTTTCGTTTTCTCTGATGCAGGACCTAACAAAGGATAATTTCCACGTTCCGCTCTTGTCTTTGTTCTTTTGGCTATGGATTCTGGTTTTTGTTTAAACCCTCGTGAAACTTTCCCTCCGGGCTTTACATTTAATAAATTTAAGCCCTTATTTTTAAGATCAGAAATCCAAAATTCTTCTCTAAGATCTGCCAGCTCATCGGTAGTTTCTTCTAAAATTATTAATTCGATATTTTTATTTATAGATTTAATCCAATTTACTTTATGCTTATTAACACATGGTCTTAAGTCAGATTTATGTTTTATCAAACGGGTATGCG